TTAGGGCCGGCGCGAGAGCCGCAAGCGGAACGAGTCGGGCACGCTCCCCGTGGTGGCGGCGCTCGGGACGGCGGCTCCGGCAATGACCATCGAATCCGCGGTGACGCTCACCCGCGCCAAGGCCGGGTCTGCCACATACGATGCGCCGCAGGTTCCCGGGAAGGCCGTGAGCGAGAGCGGGCGCGGGTTCGCGAGCTGCGCCGCGAAGATCAGCGAGTCGCCGCCGAGCACCGAGCGCGTCACCACGCGCCCGCCGCTCTGCGACCACGCGAGGGTGGGGTACACCTTCGTCGTCGTCCCGGTGAACTCGGTGTAGGTGCCCGTCCAGCGGCCGGCGACGATATTCGTGAGACCGGTGCCCGCCGACACCGCCTCGGTCACGTAGACCACCATACTGCCCGGCAGGATGCCGCGCACCACGGTCTTCTCGGTGCCTGGCACCACGTTCGTGAAGACCGAATCCACGAAGGGTGCGCGCGGCGGCACACAGGCGTCGGCCGACTGCGTGAGATTCTCGGCCACGGCCAGGCTGAGGCGCGAATATGTGCGCGTCGTGGTGTTGGTGTATTTGAGCTGGTCGAGGCTGTTCGGCGACGCCGGGTCGGACGTCGATGCCTCGAGGAATGTCACACGCCCGACCACAGTGGTGTCAGCGCGGATATCGACGACGCTGTTCTGGGACTGCTCGGATCGGGCATCGAGGCAGCCGACGAGGAGGACGGCTGCGAGGGGGGCACGAAGGTGGCGCATACCGACCAACGCTAATCGGTCGCTACAGTGCCGACGGGCACCGTACTGGCAGCCGTGGCAAGGCATTTGGTGCGCTTGAACCCCTTGGACTGCGTTGCTATACTTGTGGGCTGTCGCGGGGTTGGCAGTGAACTGGAGTTGTGGTTCGTCCGATCCTTGTGATGGTCAGCAGGACAGGTGGCCGAGTGGTTGAAGGCACCGGTCTCGAAAACCGGCATACCGGCAACGGTATCGAGAGTTCGAATCTCTCCCTGTCCGTCTTGCTCGCGCCGGCGCGGCTTCCCGCCGCGTCGGCGCGACGACGTTTCGGGGACAGGTGTCCGAGTGGTTTAAGGAGCACGCCTGGAAAGCGTGTGGGGTCGCAAGGCCCTCGCGGGTTCGAATCCCGCCCTGTCCGTCTAAGTTGTTGTCCGACAACACCGCCCGATCTCCACACGTGGCCAGAAGTTCTCCACTGTGGACACGGGGTACGGTCAGGGTACGGACACGGTGTGCCACGTGGCACACGGTGCGTGGCGTGATGCCCCTCATTCCGACTCCTCCCCGCGCACCTTGGCGCGGATCTCAGCAGCCTCATCGCGCGCCTTCGAGCGCGTGAAGTCGCGGTACGTGCCGAGCGGCATCTTCTCGTCCGCCCAGCCGCCAGAGTTCTGCAGCGCCTCCATCGTCGCCCCCGCATCGAGGAAGGCGTCGGTGCTCTGCCGGCGAATGCCGTACCAGCCACGCCCAGGCAAGCGCGTGATGCCGGCGGCCGCCTCACAACGGCGGTACTGCTCGCGCAGCGTCGTCGTGTCGATCACCCCACGCGTCACGACGCGCGTCGGCTCGGCGTGCGGATCGGCGGTGCGCTGGCCCAACAGCGGCCCACCCGGGAACAGCGGGTAGTCGGGCAGCGTGCGCTCACAGAGCCGCAGGTAGCCGGTCGTCAGGGCACGCCGCACCAGGGCGAGCTGGCCCGGGGTCAGCGCGATCGGGGCGGCGCGCTTCTTCCCCCGGGTCGGGGGCGTGAAGGTGCCGTGCGAAAAGTCAGGCGCGAGCGTGAGCATCGAGCGGTACGCGTGCCGCACCTGGCCGAGCCGCAGCTCTGCCCCCAGCCCCAGCACCAGCTCGAGCCGCGGATCCTGCTCGGCCGAGCAGCGCAGGATCTTCCGCATCTCGTCGAGCGTGTACCGCGGCCGCGACGGCTCGTACTCGGTCGGCGCGTTGCTCGCCTCGCGCCAGTAGCGGCGGATCTCCTCGCGCCAGCGCCGGCCGATCAGCGCCGCATCCGCGGGGATGTGGCCTTCATCGCGGAGCCACGCGCCCACCGTGAGCACGCGACCGACCGTGACCTCCGCCGCGCGCAGGCCGCGGCCCCCCTTCGCGCGGACCTCATCACAGCGGGTGCGACCGAGCTGGCGAATCGTGCCAGGGCGAACCTCCGCCCACGGCAGCGCCGGGCCCAGAATGCGGCCGGCGTGCGCGAGCGCGGCCTTCACCTCGCGACGGTGCGCCGTGTCGGTCGGATAGAGCCCACGCCCACGATCGCTGATCAGGGCCCACGCCTCGCCGAGCGTGAGCGGCGTCGCGCGCACGGGCTCGGTCGCCGGCGTGGTGGCGACAGCACCGGTGCCCGTCAGCTGCGCGTACTGCTCCCGCGCGGCCGCCTCGATGAGCAGCTCCTGCGCGCGCAGCACCCGACCCGCGGCGTCGCGCACCTTCACGCCGAGGCTCTTCTTCCGCCAGTTCGTGGCCTCCGGCGGCCACCAGCGCAGGTAGACCGTGCCTTCCTTGTCGGCGCGCTCATACGCGATCACGACGTAGGGGCGCACCCCGACGCGAATCTCCCAGGCTTTCTTCGAGCGCGCCATTATCCGTCCCCAGCCGTGAGCGTGCGACGAGCGCCGACGGGAATCATCACGCCGGCCTCGGTTGGGCGCGCGAGGAGCTCGCCCCGCTTCACCCACTTGAGCACGGTGTTGCGGTGCTTGCCGATCTGCGCCGCGTACTCGGCGACGGAGAGCAGCGTGCCCGGGCCCAACGCTTCGTCGACGCGATCGCGGAGCTCGCGCGCGCAGTAGGACAGGGTGTCGGCCTGCTGGTCGTGCTGGCTCACGCGCTTCCGCTGCCGCGCTTCACGCTCCCACGAATCGGCCAAGGCGAGCACCACGTCGCGCAGCACCACTGTGCTACGGCGCGGTGCCGCCTGCCGACGCGGCGCGAGGGCGCGACGAGGCGACGTGCTCACGCCGGCACCTTCCGGGTCTTCGCCTTCGAGGGGCTGCTCTTGGCGCCGGACTTCGCCTTCGACTTCGCCGCGGGCTTGGCGGCGGGCTTCGGTGCCGGCGGCTTCACCAGCTCGTCGTACTGCGCCTGGAACGGCGCGAGGTCGACTTTGAGCACCTTCGCGACGGCGACGAGATCGCGATCCTTCGCGAGCTTCACGTCGCCGTAGAGGGTGGTCACGCGCGCGATCACGTCCGCCGCTAGCGCGTGCAGCACGCCGTTGACGTCCGGTGCCTTGCGCAGATCGGCTTGGCAGTAGACGCGGGTCCGAAACAACGGGAGGATGACGCTCGACTTCACCAGATCCATCGGCAGCTTGGCGAGCAGCGCCTTCTTGAGCGCCGCGCTCGTCGTGTCACGCGCCTTCTGCTTCCGGTTGTACTCGTCCTGATCGAACCCGCTGCCCGATGCGCCGGCGCTCGCCGACGCCTTCGGCTTCGTGCGCGTCAGCCACTGCACCGTGCCGACATCGCTCCCATCGCGGATGACGGCCGGCACCGCGCCAGGCGCATCCTTCTTCGCGGGGTACCAGCCGTTCACGCCATAGCTGGGGACCCTCCCGTAGCTCGGGATCGCATCCGGCGCCTTGGCCTTCGCCGCCTCGGAGTTGGGCTTCACGATCTGCAGGACGCGCTTGTGCGAGCGCTGCAGCTCCACCAGCACCCGCGCGGAGTGCTTCGCGCCCTTCGTCTCGTAGCACTCGCGGTCGAGGCAGCGATCGTCGCCGCCGAGCTCCGGCAGCAGCTCGACCTGCGCGCCGGTCCGCTTCGGACACACGCTGCACGCCCCGGCCTGCTTGTGCAGCGTCGCATCGGTGAGGTCCCACGGGGCCTTCGACAGCTGCACGGCGCCGCCGGTGAGCGCTCGGGTGACATCGGAGACCGTGATGCCGACGTCTTCCTCCTCGATCTCCCACGACAGATCATTGAGGATCTCGGCCTGCTGCTCCGCGCTGGCGCTCGCGAGCACCTGGGCGACGCCGAGGCTGATCTTCTCGTCGGCGAGCAGCTGCCGTGCCGCCGGCGACAGGTTCCGCAGCGCAAGCCGCCGCTTCACGAACCGCACGTCGCGCCCGATCCGCTCGGCGATCTGCCCGACTGTGCGCCCGCCGTCGACCAGCGCCTGCAACGCGTCGGCTTCCTCGAGCGGGTGCACGTCGGCCCGCTGGAGGTTCTCGATGATCAGGACCTCGCGCAGCTCGTCGTCCGAGTACTCGCGCACGATCACCGGCACCGTCGGCAGGCCGATCTCGGAGGCGACGGCGAATCGCCGATGGCCTGCGGCGAGCTCATACGCGCCGTCTTCCGTGGGATGCGGCCGCGCGATCAACGGCGTCAGGATCCCGACGGCATTGATCGAGCTCCGCAGGTCGGCGAGCTGCTCGGCCGCGAACGTGCGCCGCGGGTTGAAGGGCGACGGGCGCAAGCGCTCGATCGCGAGGAAGCGCAGGGTGTCGGGCTGGCTCACGAGTTCCTCCGGTGGCGCGCGTGCGCCCGGATGTAGTAGGTGGAGAGAGTCGCGACCTCGCCGGCATCCGCCCGGAGGTCGACGCGACGGCCCGCCTGGAGCACCGGCGGCGGCGCGATCTTGCTGTGGGCCGCGAGCACGGTGCCGCCGTGCATCACGCGGCCGAGCGTGCGGGCCTCGTCGTAGCTGTCGGCCTCGACAGTGCCGAGGATGGCGAAGCCCTCGGGAACGGAGCGGTGCAGGATGTACTCCGCTCTCATCGACGGATCCCATGGAGGGCATCGAGCACGGCGCACGCGGCTTCGACCTGATCCCAGGCGGCGCGCGGGTCGTGGGCCGACACCACACCCTGCGACGCCGCGACGTCAGGATGCGCACGCTTGCGCGCGATCCGCCGCGCCGCATCGTACTCGTCGCGGCTGGCGAGAATGGCGTTCCGCAACTGCTGACGCAGGCTTATGTGCGTGCTCGGCGCAAAAATCGTCCCCGCCGGCGCGCCCGGGTAGCCGTACTCGGCAAGAACCGCGGCGGCCGCCTCCGTCGTCAGCGTCGGCGCCGTGCTCGCCGGCAGCGCCTTCCAGCCGGCGTACTGCTCCGCGCGCCGCACGACCCCGTACCGCTCGACCGCGCGCAGCGCCTCGAGGGCGAGCGCGATCGCCCGGATGTTGTCCAGGTGATCGCTGAACGTGTCGCACGGGTAGCGCAGCCAGCCGGCGGTCGGGTGCTCAAAGCTCACCACGACGCGCGGAGAGAACGGCCGCGAGTTCGCGCGCAGCTGGCCGTCGTTCTTGATGTCACCATCCCGCACGTCGAGCTCGAGGGTTGCGCGCAACGCACCGGCGCGCTCCAGCTCCTGCCGCAGATCATCGATCGCGCGGCCGGGCGACACGCGGAACACGCCGCGCCGGCGGTTCGTGGTCTCGGCCTGCGGGTAGCTCGTGAGTCGTGCCACGGGCAGCACGAGGCGGTTCAGGGCACGCGCAGCCATCAGCGCTCCCGCGCCGCAGCGCTCGTCAGGGCGCGCAGTCGGCTCTTGAGCAGGGACTCGGCCGCAGTGAGCGGCAACGGCCCGCCGATCACCAGATTGGTCGCGCGCCGCACCACGACGAACTGCGTCGTCGACTGTTGCACAGTGCCCGTCTCCCACTCGAGGCGCCACGCGCCCACGATCGCGAACGGACAGTCGGCGGTCGGTGTACGACCGCTCAGCGTCAGGGCAGCATCATCCCACGCGAGCGGGATCTCGACGTCGACCCAGCCCGGCAGAGGCTCACTGAACGCTGCGGCCGCGCCGTAGCTTGGCGGATCGATCAGGCTCAATGGGGCGCTCACGCGACGCGCCTCACCGCCGGGGCCGGCGTCGTCGGGGGGGTCGGACGGCCCCAGCGGCGATCGACGATCGCCAGCAGGGCGGAGGAGAGCGTCGTCGAGAACTCGGCGATGGCGTCGCGGAGCTCGAGCTGCTGCGCGTCATCAAGGATTACGCCGCACTCCGCCAACTCCTCGACGGCGGCGAAGACCCCGCGCGCAATCGGCTTCTCACCGCTGCTCAAGCGGTGCAGGTGGCGGCTCTTCGTGCCTGGGGCCCGCCGAATGCAGACCGCGACCGCGCTGGCGAGCGCCGCGTCCTGGTCAACGCGACTGGCGCGTGCTCGTGCACGGCCGCCGTCGCTGAGCGTGAGGTAGTGAGTGGTGCGCATCGTCCGGTCTCCCCGCCGGCCTCGGCCGACGTTACAAATGATCCCCCTGTTGCCTCGCTGCTTCCGCGCCATCGTGAGCCCATGTGCCACGCGCGCGGACCACCATCACCTCACGCCACGAGCTCCCGCTTCACCGCCGGGTAGCGCAGCAGCGCATCGCGCACCACGCGCGACGTCGACACCTGCCGCTTCCCGGCGGCACGCTTCACCGCCTCCAGGAGATCCGGCGGGAACGCGATCGAGGTCTTCGTCGTCACGCGCGGCTTGTTCGGGGTCTGGTCGTCGGCCATCTTCGGTGTGGTGAGGTGTGAACAGAGCGCAAGTTGTGGGCGCAACTTGCGCCTGTCAAGGGGATTTTGGGATGACCGACTCGGAACTGGTGGCAACGGCACTCGCGCGCGTCGCGGAATTGAGCGACGAGCGAGCCGGCGGCGCGCTGGGCGTGTCGGAGGGCTCGGTCCGGCGGTGGCGTGCAGAGCTCCGCGACGGCCAGACGGTGCAGGTGCGGGCACCGCAGCGACTGCAGCTCGAGCGCTACCTGGCGGGAGGTGTCGAAGAGTCCGCGGACTACTGGCGCGGGGTGCTAGCAACTCACCGCAACACGTTGCGAGCGATCGTCAGTACGATGGACGAGCAGCTCGCGAGCGCCGGCGCGGCCGGCGATGCTCGATCGAAGGCGACGCCGCTGGCTGACTCACCCGAAGTGTTGAAGAAGCGAGCCCGATCAATCGCGGCCGTAGAGGCCGTGCGTCGAGCGGAGGCGGCTACCCCGCATCAGCCAGCAGCTGCCCCGCCTGGATCGCGTCGCCGACCGAAAGCGGGATGAGCACGTCGTCCGCCAGCAGGCCCGCGAGGACGCCGGGGGTAGTTGCAAGCTCACGCACCGCAGTTATTTCTCCCGTCACCGGGTTCCAGATCACGTGTTCACCCGCGCGCACCCTCGGTTGCAGGATGTCCGTGCGGGCGACGAGGACGATGGGTTCGGCAGCCACGGCAGTGATGTAGAGCAGGGAGGTTAGACGGCCGGACCGCCAACGCGGGCGGGTCTGTACTGGTTCGGATTTTATTCGGTTTCCGGCGGTCGTCCAGAGCAGTACGTATCGTGTTGCGCGACATTGACTTACCCCGTCGGGGGTCTGACAGTCGCGCTCCGAAACGGCAGGACTCGCGCCTCGACGCTGGGCCGCGATTGAGCTCCACCCGTCGGCACACAAGGTGCCGGCGGGAGTGATGACTCTCGCGAACGACGACATTGTTGAACTCACACCGCGCACGCGCGCTTGCATTCAGCGCGCTCGCATCTGTGGCTCTGGCTCCCGCGCGGCTCGCGGCGCAGCTGAAGAGTGTGGCAGTGCCGGACTTCACCGTCCCTGAAGCCGCACGTCGGCAGCTCGTGCTGACAGCGGACGACGGCGCGACGCTCGAATGGGTGTGCACGCCACTCACGGGATCTGCGCTAGTTGTTTTCGTCTATCTCGCGGACCCGCGCGGTACCGCAGACACGGATCTGCGCCTGAAGTTCGGTAAGGCGCCTAGGGATTCGTGGCAGTTACTGGGCAGCTCGCCGATGTCCTCCGGCGGTGACCGGTCCGCGAAGCGCAGTGACACCGTGCGTGAGACCTATCTGCAGTTGAACGACCAGAACGGATTCACGCGCAACGTTCTGGGTGCTGCTGGCGACACGGTGCGCATGAAGTACCCGGTAGTGACGGGCCGCGCTGTTTTTCCTCGCTTCGCAGTGCCTGCCGACGCGGGTCAGACCTTCGCGCAGTTCTACCAAGACTGCGGCGGCAAGGCCCTGCCGTAGATCACGTTCGCCGCACGGATCATTGAACCCTCACCCACTCTATGCCACCCGTTGCAAAGAAGACCGCCGAGCGCATCAGCGCGGCCCTGAAGCGTTTCCAGCCTATCCTAGAAGCTGCGAAGGCTCGCGATGTGAACGAGTCGGATACGGTCGTGATCGTGACCGACTTGCTTGCCGACCTCTTCGGGTTCGACAAGTACACTGAGATCACCAGCGAGTACGCAATCCGGGGCACCTACTGCGATCTCGCGATCAAGATCGATAGCGCGCTTGCGCTGCTGATCGAAGTGAAGGCGATCGGGAGCTCGCTAAAGGAGCAGCACGTGAAGCAGGCCGTCGACTACGCCGCAAACCAGGGCTGCGAGTGGGTCGTGCTGACGAACGGACTGCAATGGCAGGCATATCGCATCAGCTTCGCCAAGCCGATCTCTGCCGCGCTCGTCGTCGACCTGCCGCTCCTCGATCTCTCGCACCGGAAGGATGCCGACATTGAGCGCCTGTGGCTGCTGAGCCGTGAGGGGCTCGCGAAGGCCGGCCTTGCCGACTACCACGCGCAGCGCGAGGCACTGAGCCGCTTTGCGATCGCGGCGCTGCTGCAGTCGGATCCGGTGCTTGATCTGCTCCGCCGTGAGATCCGGAAGGTCTCGCCAGACGCCAAGGTCGCCACAGAAGAGATCGCGCAGGTGCTGACCACCGAGGTGATCAAGCGCGAGTGCCTCGAGGGCGAGCGCGCGGAGGCGGCGCGGCGCGCAGTGAACCGCGCCGCAGCGCGTGCCGTGAAGAAGGCTGCGACGGTCGGCGCCGCGACGACGGCCGACAGCGCGGACGCCGCATCCGCAGCGATCGCAGTCGACAGCGGAGAGTAGAGCGATGCTCTTTGTGTTCTGGCTTGCGTGCGGCGTCATCGGAGCCATCATCGGCAGCCGCAAAGGGCAAGGCTGCGCCGGGGCTTTGCTGAGCCTCATACTTGGCCCGGTCGGCGTGATCATCGTGGCCGTGTCGTCAGGAAATCGGAAGCCGTGCCGGTTCTGCCGGGAGCTCATCGATCCGAAGGCGATCGTGTGCCCGCGGTGTCAGCGCGACAACCCCACTGTGTAGTGAGCCGCGGACGACGGCGAGGAGCCCCACATGAGACAATCGGATCCGGTACGCATTTCTGACCTTCTGAAGAGCCACGACTGGCATCTTCGCGGCACCACTAACGATCCCATCCACCAGTGGGAGCTGCGGGCAGGTTATCCGCCAGACGAGGCTTGGTGGATTCTGCGTCTGCAGACGGCGGATGGTTACCGCGAGTCCGGCGAGCCCCGTGTCGTGTCCGTTGTCGAGCAGTCACGAACCGAACTGCAGGACGTCGCACGACGCCTGCTGCTCAGCTTCGGGCTGACGATGGACGCGTGCGACTTCAACGCGGAAGTGGGGTGGAATCAGGCCGCTCCGCTGGATGAGTAGGAAGCTGGGTGCAGAAAGGCCCCTCGTCGCCCGCGGGGAGTGCAGTCCAGAGGTGTCGGAGTCCCCGGACGCCTGCCCGAAGAACGAGATCTGGACCCATGGGCACAGCCCAGTGCGATGCCAACAAGAAACCCTTCACCTACCTAAACGGTTCTCACATGTCTAACTGGATGCGACTCACAGAGAGCACGGGGGCAGCCCTGCTCGTCAACTTGGACCACGTCCTCGCGGTTTCGCCGCTTGGCGACCCGACTGGAACGCTTCTGCTACTCGCGGATGGGACATCGCGCCTCGTCACCGAGCAGTTCGAAGAGATTGCGAACAAGCTCGGACCGCGCGGCGGCGGCGCTCAAATGACGTCGTTCTCGCGATGAGCTTGTACTTGCCTTGGCCCCGGGTAACCGAGTGCATCGCATGACGGGAACCTTTGGACCGGTTTCGGCCTACTCTACACAGACTCCTGATGCGATACTCGAAGCATTACCCGTTCTTGAGGGAATGCTCTCGCGGTTGGTCGGTTTGTTGGGACCTTGGCCGACGGTGGGGGTGATCGTCGCTGTTCTGGCGGCCTCGCTCTTCTTTCGCTGGATGGCTGATCGCCGCCGTGAAAGAGGATGGCAACTAGCGATTGACGAGAAAGAGCGCACAGTGCAACGTCTTGCCCAGCAGGAGCGGGCCTGGCGCGTCATGTTCATTTCTGACAAGCAGAAGCTTCAAGTTGCTCAGGTAGAGAAGTTGCTCGGGGACGAAGACGACCTTCGGGAGACGGCAGAAGACAGAGTGGCAAGACTGAAGCCTGACCAAAAGAAGGGGAGATGAGCCTCGGGGGGGGATCTATGACCGGTCTGGTTTTGCTGATCGTCATCGCGCTGATCGTGTATGCCTTGGTCTCGGGCGTTGCTTCGCTTCGCGCCGCTCGGCGCGCTGAGCATGTCGCACTAGTCGACTCTATTCGTTCGCGCTTTGCCGTCCCGCGACATCAGCTCAGTGTGCTAGCGTCCCAAGGGAAGCTCGACGTGAGCTCCGCAACCTTTACGGTGCTCTGGGACCTCACAAGTCACTATGTCCGGCACCCGTGGAACTATGCACAGGAGGGGGACATGCTGCGGTGGTCGCGCATAGCGGAAAGCGAGGATGATGGACCGGAGACCCTGCCGCCACTCGCCCGCGAGTCGCTTGGCTGGTCTCGGCCGATTCGCGTGCTTGTAGAGCAGATTGCGCTTGCGATGGATTACCTGCAGAATCACGCGCCGGCGACCTCGCGCTTCGATCGGTGGCTAGCCGCAAATGTGCCACAAAGCGAGCGTGCACAGCGTAGGTGGGCGGCACTTTTTGCTGATGAGCGCGAGCTCGCCGCCGCTGCGCGTCGGTTACACCACATGTCGGCGCGCGAGACTCGCCGAGGCGAAACCCCAACTCAATCCGTGGCGCTGTCGGGGTAGTCACGCGGCTCCGGCGCACGTGTAAGGTGGTGGCTGACGCTGAAATGACGGCGGGGGGACATCCTGACGGATGATCCCCCCGTTCCTTTCGTGGCACCAGATCGAGCAATCAGCGCGGCACCTACTCGACTCGCCGATGCAGCATGGCCCACATCCCCGCCACGACGAGACGGACCTCGTCACGGAGATCGTCGAGTGCGCCGTCTGCGGCTTGCTCAAGATGGCGCATCCACGCCGACACGGCGCCAGCTGGGATCGCCCGCTCGATCGCGAACCCCGGGGCGATACGCGCCCCAGCTGCCGCCAGCGATTGCTCGAGCCCGACGACCGACCGGCTGGGCAGCGCCCACCACCGGTCGGCGACCTCGACGACCGCGGTCCGTGCCGCCGGGTCAGCCGTCAGTAGCATGGAGACGAGGTCGTCCAGCGCCTGTGGCGTCAGCTCGGGGTGCCGCGCCTGCCAAAGGGGGTCCTCACGCCGGAGGTCGTCGAGCTCGGCGGCGATCGTATCGGGGCCGATGCCACTGCCAGCCTCCTCGAGCAGCCGGGCCCCGTTGCGCACGTCGAGCACGGCGCCCCACTGCGGCAGCGTCAGTAGTGGGCAGTGCTCGCGCACGATCGTCAGGTAGCGCTCGCACACGGTGGCGAGGCGCGCGGTGCGCGACTGCTCGCCGTCGGTGCCAGCGGAGACCGCGTCGAGCGCCGCCAGGATCGGCGGCGCTCCGTAGACAGCGAGCCGTGGGGCAGCGGTCACAGGCTCGCCTCGCAGTCGTCGCTGTGCCCCGCGCCCTGCCAGCAGTAGCACGTCGCGTAGCCGTAGTCCCACGCGTCACCCGCGACCGTCACCCACAGATCACCGACGCGATAGCGGACCTTGTCGAATCCGTCGGCAATCACGTCGTCCGAGTGCTCGCGGAGCGCCGCCTGAAGGTGCTCGCCGGTGCTGGGGATCGTGAACTCATCGCCCACCATCGTGTCGAGAGCGTCGAGTAGCTGCTGGCGGGTCGTCGTGGTCTTCGTCATTGTCCTGTCCTCTGGTGTCCGGTCCTGCGCGGCTGCCCGGTCGGGTCAGCTCGCCAGTCCCGCGTCACGGGGGAGAGTCTAGGGTAGGGGCGAATACCACGCTATTACACCACGGGCGGATGGTGTCACTTCTCGGCTTTCGTTACAGTCGCGCGCCTCAGCTCCGCCGCACCAGCCGCAGATCGATCGGGTTGCTGACCCGCACCGCCGTCCCGAAGCTCACGACCTCGTAGAGCGTCGTGCGATCGGCGAGGCCCGTCGTGATCGTGGTGATGACGTCGCCGGGCAGTGACGCGACGTAATCCGCCGTGCCGGCGGCGCGTTCAACGAGATCGACCTTCTGGTGCCCCGCGAGGGGCTCGCCGCCGTCGGTGGCACTGATCCAGCCGAGCCCGTCGGTGCGGCCGCTCAACGCGCCGTGTGCCCCGGTGGCGAGCACCAGCTGCGTGAGCAGGTAGCGGATCGTGTGCGCGTTGCCAGGGGAGAGGGTGGGGCGCGGCATCAGTGGATCTCCTGAACGTGAACGGTGGGTGCGCTCAGCCGATCGGCGAGCACGGTCGCAGCACTGCGGCGCGTGAGAGCGACCGTAGCCCCCGACAACCAGCGGCCGCGGATCGCGACGATGAGCGGCGGCGCGGCACCGCCGGTGAGAGCGGCGGTCGCGGTGAGGCCGAACGCCGCGGCCCCCGCAAGCGGCTTCGGGATCCCGAGTGCGGCGCTACTCGTGACTGCGATCGCGGCCGCCGCACTGAGCGGCTTCGGGACGCTGAGCGCGGCCGAGCTGCTCACCGTCATCACCGCATCGCCACCGAGCGCCGCGGCCGGCGAGGCCAGCGCCGCCGTCGCGGTGAGCGCGAGCTGCGCCGACGCGGCGAGTGGCTTCGGCACCGACAGTGCGGCCGTCGACGCGACGGAAAGCGCCGTCGCGCCGGCGAGCGGCTTGGACACCGTGAGCGCCGCCGCCGTGGTGATCGCGATCGCAGCCGCACCGGTCAACGGCTTCGGGACGGAGAGCGACGCCGTGCTGCTTACGCTGAGTGCGGCGGATCCCGCGAGCGGCTTCGGAACGGACAGCGCGGCCGTTGACGCCAGGGCGATCGCGGCCGCGCCCACCAGCGGTTTCGCGACCGTGAGCGCGGCCGTGCTGCCAACCGAGAGCGCCGCCGCGGCCTCGAGCGCGGCGCCCGAGCCACCGCCCGCAGGCAGCGACGCGGCGGCGACATACGTGGCGTTCCCGAACGCGCCGTACATCGGCTACCTAGCCGTCAATCCGCTTGAGCGACCACGGGAACGAGCGACCCGTGCCCCCGTCCTGGCGCAGGATGGCCACGAGCTCGTTGCCGCTCTCCACCGGGACCACCGGCGAAAGGAGCAGGTCCGGTGAATCCGCAGAGCCGGTGAGGGTGAACGCGTCACGCGTCGTATCGCCGGCGCGAGCACGGGACCGCAGGCGGACCTCGACGCGTTCGTCGGCCACGAGCGCCGCGATGTCGACGACGAGCACGTAGGCTGCGCCCCCCGCAGGTCCGGCCTGCGTGACGAGTGTGTGGTCCGTGGCGAGGGTCGCGGCTTGCAATCCGCTGGCGGCAATGGACACTGGCACGGTGAGTTACCCGAAAAGGTGAACAACGGGCCGATACTGCGTGACGTTCACGGCCTGCAGCGCGATGCGGCTGCCGCGAGGGATGCGCACGTCAGCGGCGTGTAGGGTCGGGCCATCGGGGATCTGCAACTGCGCGAGCGCGCGCTCGGAACCTGCGGCTCCGACGCCGACGCGAATGTGCCCGTGAAACGAGTTGCCGGTGGCCTCCTCGTAGCCGGACAGCATCAAGGTGCGCACGTCGTGCGGCGCGGCCGCGGTCACTTCGGTCCACGCCGTCGTACCGTAGCCGAGATTCATCAGTGGCAACGTCGAGGTAGTGTCGGACGTTTGCGGGCCGATCGCTGTCACCGGCCCGCCAACTGGCCCCTCGCCCTGTCCGGTCGAGCGATGGAGCTGAATCTCCAATCCCAGCAACGGACGCCCGAACGCAGGCCAGTCGACCGTGCCCTGCCAGCGGATCGCGATCCGTGCGCCCCGAGGGAGCGCCAACGGCACCCGCGCCGCGCCCACGCGCCGCGTGTAGAGGATGGTCGTGCCGAGCGTGACGTTGGGAATCAGCACGCGCTCGCTCCCCGAGGCCCCCGTGGCGATGTCGAACATGATCCGCGGGGAGCCCGGATCGCCGCGATCGGTCAGCGTGCGAATCGTGATCGCAGAGATCGCAAAGGGGATCGCCGGCGTCAGCTCGTACCACGCGCTCTTGGTGTTGGCCGTCACCCACGCGCGCCCGCCCCCCGCGCCCATCAGGAACACGTAGTTGTCCGGGTTCACCCCGGTCATCGCGCCGGTGCTTTCCGCGGGGGGTGCCCAGTTGCTCACGCGGCACCGTCCGCGAGGATCGCTGCGGCGTGCGTCGCGGTGAGGACGCCGAGGCTTTGCAGATAGGCGATCCCCTGCTGCACCTCGACGGTGTCGAGATCCACGCGCGTCACGTTGTCGATCCACACCCGGAGCGCGGCGATCAACGGGTCCGTGCCCTCCCGCGCCAGGACGGTGGCGAGCGTGGGCAGCGTCAGTCGACGCAGAAACTCGGTCTTGTCGATCGTGCGACGCACGGCGACCGGGCGCGCGATCAGATCTGCCGTCGCTGCATCCCACACCTGCGTCGCCCAGTCGGCCTCTGGGCGCTCTTTCGCGGCGAGGCCGTCGGGCAGGGGCAGTTCGACGACGCTCGCCACCGAGACGAGCGCGCCCGTTGCCACCGCGTACACGTAGAACATCACGACTCCTGCCGCGGCGGCCGCGGCGATCCGACAGGGTAGCGATCCGCCCACGGGTTCACGGCGCGAATCAGCGGGAGATCGGGCACCGCCCAGCGGCCGAGGCCCTGCACGGCGCCGATGACGTCGTAGTGCGGCGAGCGGAGATACTCGTCGGGCGTGACGTAGCCCTGGCGTCGCATCGCGGCGGCGTGGCCGTCGCCCGGCGACTGCTCGAAGCCGTGCACGCCGGCCGCCCAGAACGCGAGCCGGGCGCACAGGTGCGAGCAGATGACGCCATCAGTGGCGCGGTCGCGGAAGAACCAGCGCGTGAGCGCCCACGCGACCACCTGCCAGCGGCGGTACGTCGTGCCGACGAACGAGGGCGCGACGTCGGCGTAGCGCAGGCGCTGCGGCTCCGAGATCCGGGGATTACAGATCACGAACGCGCGGCCCTGCTCGAGCGAGGCAAACCGCTCGCGCGGATCGAACAGCACCACGCCGCCACCCACCGCCTCGATCGCGGTGTGGGCATCGAGCAATGTCCAGCAATGCCCCCACGGCGAGCCCAGTCGCCACCGGAGCAGGCGCCCGGTCCACGAGGGACCGGGGCCTTCCAGCACGACCGCGCCGGGGGGCAGGCGGTGCGTGTCCACTACGCGGCCGTAGCGGTCAGGGCACCGGCGGCGAAGGACGGCGCGGCGTCGCCATTGCTGATGACACGTGCGGCCGCGAGCGCACCGTAGATCCACATGCTGCCCGCGCTGACGGCACTCATCCACGAGAAGTGGGTGATCGTCCCCCAGTTGGCCGTCGGTGCCGGATAGGTCAGCACGACGTTGTTGCTGGTCTGCCCCGACGAGCCCGAGCTTGCGACGGTGGTGCCGGCGCCCTGGGTGCCCGCAAAGTTCGCCAGTGAGGCGGCGAGCGACGGCCGGGTGTAGCTGCCGCCGGTGACCTCCGTGCCGCCGCCAGTCTCACCCGGGGCGGCGGTGTACAGCGCGAGGAACCACGTGGCGGGATTGCCCAACGCCTGCCCGCGGAACAGGCAGTCGATCAGCGCATTCTCGGCGAAATCGGTGAGCTGCGACATTTACGCGTCCTCACTGGTGACAGGGAGCTCCCGCGGGAGCAGGCGAAACACGCGGCGCGGCCAATCCTCGCCGGCGAGGATCTGCTGCGCCCGCACGAGATCGTCCGCCGTGAAGGCCTTCGGCCAGCCGGCGAAGTTCGGGTCGGTGCTCTTGCTCGCATCCGGCTCCTCGCCGTAGCGCAGGATGAGCAGCGCGGTGATCCAGTCGGCGACGAAGTGATGCACGCGCACGTAGGACCCGAACTGACGCGCCATCGCGAGCGCCCACACGGCGACTTCGGGCGCGATCTCCATCGAGGCGACGTGCGCCGCAAACGCGGCGGCGCGGGCCTCGAGGACGGGGAGATAGGCAGCGGCCGCCGCGTCGGGCCACGTGCTCGCGACCTCAGCGTTACGGTGCGCGATGTGGTCCGCGAGCGTCGCGGGACGCGTCGGGATGAGGGGCGCGGTCATCAGGGGTGACTCCGGGAGAGAGGGAACTGCAAGGACACACCGACGCCTGCCTGCACGGCGCCGGTGGAGGAGAGAATCACGGCGGGCCCGACGCCGATCGTGGGACACGCGAGCGGCCCCAAGAGCCGCGCGAGCGTGCAGCGCCGAGGCGTGAGCGCGGTGACCTGCGCGCGCAGCGCGGCGATCGCGCTTTCGGCGTGCGCGGCCGCGCGCCGCTGCGCCGTGTCGATCTGCACGCGCGCGGCGAGCTCGGCCTCACGCGCGGTGAGCGCCGCGGTCGCCGCGGTGAGGGCCTCGCGTGTCTGCCACAACGCGCCGACGACGAGTCGCGGCGTCGGCAGGGTATCGGTGGCGAGGACGAGGGTGGTCCAGCCGAGCCGCACCGCCGGCAGCTGCTCAAGCACGACGGGCGGCGTGGGGAGGGTGTCGAGCGGCACGAGCTGGGCCCGGAGGCGTGCCGCTACGCGCGCCAAGGAGTCGCCGCGCGCGGCCGCGCGCGAGGCCACCGTGCGCAGTGAGTCGGCGCGGCGCTCGGCCGCTTGGCGCTGCAGCACGGCGCGGAGCTCGGCGGCCTGCGCCTGGCGGAGCATCGCACTGGGCGGCGAGGGGACGACGCAGGCACGAAGGCCGAGCGTGCACCCGAGGGCGATGGCGAGCACCACAAGCACCAGCTCGAGACGGCGGCTCATGGCAGCACCAGGGCGTCCAATGGGATGTGGCCGAGCACGTCGGAGCGGACGATCGAATCGAGATCCACGGCCACGCCGTTGCGGGTGGCGCTGCCCTTGAGGCCGCGGTTGCCTTCGATGGTGAGGCGAACGGGTGTGCGCCGCACCTGAATGCCAATGTGCTTCGCATCGGTCGCGCTGCCGTAGAGGATCACGGCGACGTGCGAGTCCGGGAGGCCGGGCACGAGCCACGGCAACCAGTTGTCGCACGAGCCGTAGCCATCGGGGACGCCGACCCCGCAGTCGGCGATGACTTCGCCGACCCACAGCGCACACCAGTAGCTACCGAGCGGCGAACCACCGCGGCGCGCCATCGCATCGATGCGCGTGCCGCGGTTGCTGCCGAGCGGATCCTCGACGAGCCCGATGTCCTGGTGCGCACGCCACGCGACGCGCCGCTCAAGGTCCGAGGAATTCGACGCATCGAGCCACGGGCAGGCACCGGGCCAGCCGAGCGGCGACGGGAGGCGGCGCAGGCGCGGCATCAGTCGGTCGCCGTCCGTGCGCCGGCGCCGTGCACCGCCTCAACCTCCGCCAGTGGCCCGATCGGGCCCGCCCGGTCCCCAGAAGACCCCGGCACCGAGGGCTCACCTGCGCCCTCAGCTGTACGCTGCTTCACCCGCTGACCGAGCGCCGACCACGAGCCACCGACCACTGCGGCGAATGGCACGCCGAGCGCCGCGATGATCCCAGCGGCGTGCTCGCCGTCGGGCTCGAGCACGGCGACCAGGCCGATGGCCACACAGAGCAGGATCGCGCAGAGCGCGTAGAGGAACGCCACCAGCCGACTCATCGACTGTGGCGTGCCCTGGCGAAAGAAGGCGGAGAAGCTCATCGGGTGCAGAGCGGGCGCGACCCGCACAGGAATTGCCGGATCTCGCGCACCGCAGAATCAGTGCGCGCGACGTTCTGCTCGATGTTCTCAATCCGCCGGACCATACTGCGCATCGGCGTCGAGCCGTCCGTGTCGATGCGCACCAACTCGCGCTGCAGCGTGGTCACGTCGGCGCGGAGGGTAAGCCCCCACGCGGCCGCCGCGAACAGCATCGTCAGGAGGGAGAGAATGCCACGCCACTGGCGCAACCACGTTTCGACGTCAGTCACAACGCCTCCGGGATGTCGTCGGGGATGATGAGGAGCGGGCCGAGCGCCGCGAGCTGCGCGCCGTCGAGCACCGTGCGCGACGGCGTCTTGAGATCGCGTAGGTCCTTCAGCTCGAACGGCGCGCCCGGCAGCTCGACCGGCTCAGTCAGCAGTTGCTGCAGCGCCTCGCGAGCGGCCTTGGGGTCGGCCATGAGCACGACGTCGCCATCGCCGGGGGCATACGTCAGCTGGCCATCCTCGGTGCGACGTGCGTGCTCCTCCACGATCTGGGCGTGACCCCGCTGCGTCTCCTCGATCACGGGAGCGGCGGCGCGCAGCAGCTGCGTCACCCGGATCGTTTGCTTCCAGCCGAGCGAGGCCTTGCCCAGCGCCTGGAGTGCTGGCGCCGCGCGCAACAGATCCTGCCGGGTGAGGGCGATCGTCGGCCGCGTCACGGGCTCGGCACTGGCGGTCTTTTTCATCAGGCCACCAGCTCGAGCGTGAACGGCTGGATCACGTCGCCGACCACGAAGGCCCGCAGCGCTTCGCGATCATCGACGAACACGCGCGACTCCTGATGCTGGTGCGTGACCGTCCCATCCGCCGCCCGGATCTCGTGGCGGACGGTGACAAAGGCGCCGGCGTTGTCCGGCGACAGTTCGATGCTGCGAATGCGGAGCTGCTTCATTGCGACCTCGGCGAGGGGATGGGACTACAGGATCGTGTACTCGATGAAGGACCCGCGGCGCACGATCGTCGCGGCGGGGTCAGACGTGTTCTGCGCCCAGCTGAGCGCGATGGTGCCAGCGGCCGACGGAATCACGGTGCACTCGATCTCGAGCACGCCTTCGGCGCCCGCACCCGCCACGGCGACGTCGGCGGCGTCAAAGGCGGTCTGCACCGTGACACCGGCGTAGGCCGCACCGCCGCCGACAATCCAGCGGCGCGCGGTGCGCAGCAGCGTGACCGCAGGCCCCGTCCACCGGAACTTCCAGTCGGCGGTCGCCGTGGTGCTGAAGTACACGACGCAGCGGATCTTGTAGTGAAAACCGCTGCTGACATTGAACTGCAGGTCGGGATCCGACGTCGCGGTCGTGTTCGCGCTGCGCGACGTGTCGTTGATCTTCTTGACCAGCGTGACGCCGCTGCCGCCAGACGGCACGCGCCACACATTGTCGCCGTGGAGCACGGTGCTGGCGTCGGCCGTGCCCGTGCCAAGCGAAGCGGGCGAGAGCAGCGCGCCGAACTCCCAGCGCGAGATGCTGGTGTTGTAGCGGAGGCCGCCGATCGCGCTAGAGCCGTTCCAGCGGTACAGGTACTCGTTGTCGGGGATGCGGATTCCGGAGTCGAAGCGCACCGCGTTCGTGTAGCTGTAGCTCGCGCCCGAGAACGTGCCGGCGAGCACGTTGTCGGCCGTGACCAATCCCACCGACGGCGTCACGAAGGCGCCGTTGCCGTTCAAGAAGACGCCGGCGCCGCCAGGGAGGTTGAGCACCGCGATCGGCAGCTTGCCGAAGCGGAGCGCTCCCCCCGTGTAGTACAGCGAGGTGTCGTCAGCCGCGCCAAGGGTGATCGCGGAGAACGTGCCGAGCGATCGCGAATAGGCGAGCAGGAACTCGCTCTGCCCGGTCGTGGGATACGTGACGCTGCCGAGGCCGCCCTGGGCGATCGGCACGATGCCGGTGATCGCGCTGAACGGATGCGTGTGCCCTGCGACGCTCACCGCGAGGCCGCCGACCGTCGCGGTGTTGAACGTCCCCGCGCCGGCGCTGATCGTCCCCGACATCGAGACCGAGTCGCTGAACGTGTAGAGCGGGTCCGGGAATGTCCCGGCGAGGATCGTGCTCGCGTTCTGGTTGTGCGCCGGCAGCGAGCCGGTGAGGTCGCTGTACGCGATCTGCTGCCAGACCGGGGTGCCGCTCGCCCATCGGAGATACTGCGTCGTCAACGCACCGCTCGAGCCGAGGCGCGCCGACGATTGAATGACACCCGCGCTGATTGCGTCGGCCTGCAGGCTGGTGAGCGACGCGCCGCTCCCGCTGAACCCGGTGGCCGTGACCGTGCCGCTTGGCACGACCACGTTGCCGGCGGTGACGCGGAGCTCGAACGCGCCGGCGATGCGGCGGTAGGTGAGCCCGTTCGTGACGCCCGCCATCCCAACGCCAAAGATGTCGGCATCGGCCGCCGCGCCGACTGAGGCGCCGAGGAAGAAGCTCGTGTTGGCACCGAAGGCGGCGCCACCGGCGCTGCGAATGCTCGCCGTGCCGCCGATGTCGGTGCCGAGGACGAGGTAGCGGCTCACCGCGAGATCGCGATCGACCGTGACGTCACCGCCGACAGTGTCGATCCGGAGGCCGACGCCCGTCGTCCACCCTGCGAGGCGCCACGTGGAGCCGCCGCGGTACACACCCAAGTCGTCGGAGTTGTTGACGTCCGACGTGCGCCGCACACGGATCGCGCCGGTCGCATCGTTGGCGATCAGTCGCCGAAGATTGAGATCCGCGTACCCGTTGTCGTCGGCGAGCAGTTGGAACTCTTGCGAATTGATCGACCGCAGCCGCCGTCGCCCCGTGATGTCGCCGATCGCGAGTCCATTCGCGCTCGACACATTGACCGCACCGTTCTGCACGATGAGGTCGCCGTCGGTCACGCGGAACTCGAACGCGCCACCGGGCAGCCGGCGGTAGGTCAGTCCGTTCGTGACGCCCGACATGCCCGCCGCGAAGATGTCGCCGCTTGCCGCGGTCGGCGCCCAAACCCCGACGTGGTACGAGGTCGCCGCGCCGAAGGCGGCGCCGCCTGACGTGCGGATCCCCGCCGTGCCGCCGATGTCGACGCCCACAATCAACGACGCACTGACCAGCGCCGTGCGCAGATACGCGTCCCACTGCCGCGTCGCCGAGCCGAGCGATCGGCCGGTGATGTCGGGGACCAGCGCGGCGGCGGCCTCGAGCAGCCCCGCGACTTGGCGGAAGAGCGAGCTCAGCTCGAACTCGCCGCCACCCGCGGTGAGCAGGAAGTAGCCGTCAGTGCCGACCGCCGCGCCGCTCGTGAAGTTCGACGTCGCCGCCGCGCCCGGCGTGCCGTCGGCGTCGAGCTGGCGCACGCGCCACTGATACGGCAGCGCGCCGGGGTCGACCGGGAGATCGACGCGCGGTGGTGCGCCAGGCGGCAGCGTCACCACGAGATGCGGCGCCCAGTCGGCCGGCACACTCGCACTCTGCACGAGTGCCACCTCGGTCGCGTTGGTCGCCGAGACCGGCGCCCACGTGAGCACGATCGTCGAGCCCTCGCCCGGGGTCGCGGTGAGACCGGTCGGCGCGGCGAGACCCGTGAGCGTCACGTTCGCCCACGCCGTCCAGGCGGACGGCCGGCGGCCCGCTTGCTCGGTGCGCGCTCGGACCCACACGCGCGAGCCCGCCGGCACCGGCGGCAGCGCGATCGCGGCCGTCGGCACGGCACCCGACGCGTAGCGCGCGAGATCCGCGCCGGCGCCGCTCGGCGTGGTCGCACTCACGGCCCACTCGAGCGCGAGCGAGAGCACGCCCGTCGCGTTGATCGCGGCCGCGTTGGTGACCGTGGCCACCGCGACCGATCGCGGCGCGGTCGCACTCGCGGCGATCGTGAGCACCGGCGCCGGTGCCACCGGCTGCGCGTCGGTGCCAGCGTCGGACAGGCCGAGCACGACGCCATCGAGGAGCGGCGTGCGCTGCACGACCTGTGCAATGCGGGCCCCGACACTGCCGTCGTCGCCGATGCGCTTGCCGGCGTTCGGGACCTGGGCGAGCGCGACATACACCTCCTCGCCGAGCTTCGCGGCCGACGCGGCGGAGCCGAGGGGCACTTCGACTTTACCGGTCGGACAACCGCGGCCCCAGCGATCGTAGATCTCGAGCGCGACGGCCTGCGTGAGCGCCGTCGCATCGGCGGTCACCGAGCTCGCCGTGTGCACCATCCCGGGGATGTCGATGACGACTTCGCGTGTGCCGTAGGTGCTGGCGTCCGGATTCGGGCCCGGCTCGTAGGAGATCGGCGTCTCGATGATGCCATCGGGCGGCACGTCACCGCCGAAGCTCGGCGCCCACTGCTGATACTGCTTCGCGCGGACCGACACGCGCGTCACGACCGACGACTCCTCGAGCTTGAAGATCACCGGCTCGTCGGTCAGCGTGTCGGCGGGACCGATCGTCAAGGACGGGGCAGGGGCCTCGCGCAGGCGCGTGCGGAACGCTTCGAGTGCGCCGTTGACGTTGTAGCGCACGCCGATGCCGAACGGCGCGTACACCGCGCGCGACAGGAACTCCTGCATCGGCTGCGGCTCTGAGATCCGACACGACAGCCGGACATCGGCGCCGACCGAGGCGCGCACGGCCGCGAGCGCGGCGGCGTCGTAGGGGTAGCCCTCCTGCGTCCAGATCTTCGCGAGCAGGTCGCACGGGTGCTCGGTGAAGTACAGCGGGCTCATCGGCTGCACCGCCACCGCATACGCCGAGACGCGCAGCACCGTGCCCACCGACGGCGCGCCCGACGGCCAGACGATGCCGATCTTCACGACCGTGTTGTCGCGGCGGAGCAGGTAGCCGCCGATCGCGTCCGGGTCGTTGTTCGCTGCGGTGAAGGTGCCGTACCCGGCGATCACGTAGCGGACCGGATAGGTGCGGTATTCGAGATCGTAGGGCAGCGCCGCATTGCCGAGCCCGTCGACGATCGGCTTGAGCTCGCCGTTGGCCGCCGCGATGCCGGCGCGGCGCGGCCCGCCGGGCAGGTAGCCCGCGACGAACTCGGCGTACACGCGTCCGCCGGAGACGCTCGTCACCTGGAACTCCCAGCCGCCGCGATCGACCGCCGCGCCGTTCAGCCAGCCGCCGATGATCGGCCCGCCGAAGAGCGCCCCACGCACGGGGAAGTCGGTCGAGCTTTGCTGCCACAGGCGGCGGCTCTGTTCGAGTCGGCGTGAGTCGCCCAGGCTGAGCTGATACGTGATGCTGTCGATCAGCGTGATGTCGAGCAGGTACCCCGCCCACACGGTCTGCCAGGCGCCGCCGTCCTCCGACACGCGGAGGTACACGCGGCGCGACAGGAGCTGCTGTCGATTGTTCGCGTCGACCAGCAGCGACGTCAGAACGCGCGACGTGCCGCTGGTGATCGCGTCGATGACCAGCACGGTGTAGGAACCGGTCTGCGTCTCGCCGGTGATCGGGTCGAAGGCCTGCCCGTCGCCGCGCGGCCACTCGGCGAGGTACGGCGCGGCGTCGCCGGCGCGCGTCGACAGCACGAGCACATCGGCGGTCCCGTCGGGATTCGCCGGCGTCGAAGCGTTACGGATGACGAGCTGCGCGTCGCGGCGTGGCATCGGTCAGTACACGCAGAGCATCGGGCCCGGGACGGCGGCGCGGTTGGCGACGGCGAGCGACAGCGTGAACTCCTGCGTCTCGCCGTCGAAGGACCAGCTGACTTCGCGCCCCGGGAACACGCAGCACGTCGCGTACACGCGATTGGCGTTGTCGCCCGTCGTCAGGCTGCAGCTGCCGCCGCGGTACTCGAGATGCCGCTTCAGACGGTCGAGCTTCGCGAACTCGGTCGCCGGGATGTACGGGAACTCGAGTTGCACGCCGTAGTGCTCGCGCAGGATGAACGCGGCGGGCGCATCCATTCCCGGCCCTTGGCGCCGCGCCCCATCCATCGCGGTGATCGGGATCCAGTTCGCGAAGCGGTCCGCCGGCGCCGACCGCCCGTTGGTGATCGTGACGGCGCCGATAGTGTCGGTGAAGGCGATGCTTGCCATTACGCCGTCGCCACCGCGCCCGCCGGCAGCTTGAAGCCGCGGCGCACGCCCTCTTCAATCGCCTCGAACAGATACCGCGGGAGCGACGGGTCCTTCGGGCCAAAGACGTTCCCAGCCCAGACGACGCTACTCCGCGGTGTCACCGGGCCCATCCCGGCCGCCTGATTCTCCCACGGCTGCCGAGGCAACCCGACCGGAATGCGATCGCCAGCGGCGGTGCCAGGGACGCCGAATCCGCCGCCGAGATTGCGGTCGCCGCCGCCAGCGATGCGCGGCGCGGCGTTCCCGAGGCGACCGGCGAATCCCTGCAGCAGGGCGCCTGACGCGACGAGGATCAGGCCCGTCGCGATCACGTTGCCGCCCGTCAGGCTGAGGACTGCCCGCTTGAACGCTTCGATGAGCTTGCCGAACGTGACCATCGCCTGACCCGTTTGGATCATCAGGCTCCCGATTCCCGCCAGCACGCCAGCGGTCAGCACGCGGAACCCCGCACCGATGTCGAGCTGCGCGATCGCCGTCGCGAGACCATCCGCGAACGCGTTGGTGAACACGCCGCCGATCGCCTGCGCCTCGCGCGCCCAGTCGTCACGCAGCGCCGTGAGCTGCTCGAGGCCCTTCGCGCGGAGAGCCTCGAGTCCCGGAATCCCGCTCGTGCTCAGGGCGGTCAAGTCGAGCGCCGGCAGTGAGAGCAACGACCCCGCACGCGGCGCGCCGCGACGAGCCAAGGCCAACTCGGCAGCGGTCGGCGGGGGCGGCGCACTGCTCGTGCCCGAGCCCGTGCCCCCGCCGCTCGTGATCGTGATCGGCGCCGTCCCGAGCGGTCGCGGCAACTGCGGTGGATTCCGCAGTACAGCCGCGAGCTGCTCGTAGCGCGCGATGAGATCCTTGACCGCGATCTCCTCGCCGTTGATGCGGACGATGCGCTCGTCGAACTTCTTGAGCACGACGTCGCGGAAGAGCTGGTTCGGGTCGAACTGGATCTGCTGCCGACGCTGCAGCAGCGCGCCGACCCCATTCTCGAAGGCGCCCGTCGCCGGATCGAATACGCCGCGCCAGAGCTTCGCGGCCTGATCGCGCACACCGGCGAGGTTGCCGTCGTCGATCAGTCCGCTCAGCTGATCGTTGAAGCGCTGCCGTGTCTGCGTGAGCTCGTCGTTGGCGCGCTTGAAGACGGCCACCACCGCGAGCGCGGTCGCACCGATCGCGCCGGCCACCGCACCAGCCGGACCGAACGCGAACGCGATGTCCGCGCCGATCGCGAGCAACTGCCGCAGGCCTTCGCCCGCGATGTTCCCCGATCGGGCCATTCCCTCGAGCGCGAACGACGCCTGGCGCGCGCCGCCGGCGATGCGCGCCCCCATCGCATCGGAGGCCTTCGCCGCTTGCGCCGCAACATCCGCGGTCGCCTTCGCGACCTTGTCCATCTGCGTCTTCGTGGCGGCGGCCGCTTTCGCGGCGGCCTGCTCGGTGCGCACAATGGCCGCCTCGACGGAGGCGGCCCCATCGGGCGTGAACCGGACGACGATCGGCGGCGCGCTCACGCGGGCGGCGCCTCCGCCTCGTCGGGCAGGGTGGCCGCGGCCGCACGTAGCCGAGCGAGATCCGCATCGATCGGCGGGAGCGCAGCCGCCCCACCAGTCACCGGCGGCAGCTTGTGCAGGTCACCCGGCTGGTGAAACGCCAACGCCATCAGGTGCGCGAGCTCGCGACGCCCCTCCGCCTCACGCACCGCACGCGTCCGCTCCTCGCGCAGGCTCACCGCCGCCAGCGCCAGGAGCAGGGCCGCCGGCCACTGCCGATACACGGTGTCGAGAGGCGTGTGCATCTCGCGTGCTACGCGGACGGCGAGGAGACTGAGAGGTCCGAGGTCGACGGCGCCGGGGTCGTCCCCGTCGCCTCGGCGGCGTTTCCCGACGGATCCGCCGGCGGTGCCTCGCGCTCGAGCAGCGCGCGCGCCTCCTCGTACCCGTGCAGAATCAGCTTCGCGAGCACGGTGGCCTGCTGTACCGACAGCGCATCGAGCTCGGCATCCGTGAGATCCGGTGCGCCGGTCTTGAGGAGCGCGCGGAAGTACTGCCATGAGCGGTCGCCGTGCTGCTCGGCGATCGGGGCCAGCGTGTCGATGAGCGAGGCTGGGGCGCGACGCACCGTGACGAGACGCCCATCGGGCATCTCGATCGACGGCAGCGGTGCGTCGAGCTCGGCGAGGCGGATCGGGGCGGTGCTCACGTGGTGGGCAGCGCCGTGCGCACCGGCTTGAGGTTGAAGATCGGCGTCGCGAGATCCGCCTTCACCGCGCGGAAGGAGACATCGACGACCGTGTACTCCTCGTCGGTGCCGGCGACACTCCACTGCTCGCAGATCGCGCGCGGGAAGTGGACCTCCGCGAACCGCACCGCGGCCGGGTCCGTCTTGTCGATCACCCAGCGGAGGTTCGTGACGAAGTCGCCGTCCACCAGCATCGTGCCGGCGGCCTTGGGCGTGATGACGTTCCCCTCACCGACGGCGCCCGCGGCGGACGTGCCGCCCGGCAGCAGGAACCGCTGCGCGACCGTGTCGGTGAGGATGAGCAGCTTGCCCTTGAGCACCGGGCTGTACGTCGGGGCCTCGCGCTGTCCGACCACCTCTTCGCGGACGCCGTCGACCTTGAGCGTCCGGAAGGTCGGGTTCGGCTCGAGCGTGAATCCGCCGCGGCTCGCGCCGAGCAGTGTGGCCACACCGGCCACCGAGTGGTACAGCACGCCCGCGCCGGTGAGCGCGTTCGTGATCGTGGAGGCAGCAAATCCGGTCAGTGGCATAGCGCCCTCAGATGAGCAGGTTGGCGGTCGCGCGGAATCGCACGTCGAAGAGGACGGCGGCGAGAATCGGGAGATCGCCGAGCCGCTCCTCTGGGATGGCGAGGGTGAGATTGACGCACTCGGTGAGCACGACGTGCTGCGCCGCGCGGGCGGCCTTGCCGTCGGCCGAGTGGAAGAGCGAGCCGAGCGAGTCGATGACGCAGCGCGTGATGCGGTGCGCGTATCCCTTGCCGTTCTCCGTCAGGACGTCCTGCACGACGACGCACGCCGCGAGGGAGAGTGTGCCGCCGTGCATCCCCCCGGCGGCGTCGCGCCGCGCGAACTGATCGATCACGAGCGGCTGCGCCTGCAGCAGGCAAAGGGCCGGCCGATCCGCGCCGATGTGCTCCGGCGCGCTGCGGCGGGCGAGCCAGCCGGTGCTGTTCTCGTCGAAGATCTCGACCCCGACGGGCATCGTCGGCGGCGGCGACGGCAGCGCCGCGAGGAGCGCCGGCACAGACGCTTCGCTGAACTGCAGCCACTCGCTCACGATGCCGAGGGCGACGTCGATCACGCGTCCGCCTCGTGCGCCTGTGAGATCACTTCGACGGGGATCGCAAGGACGGTCAGCGCCTCATCCATCCAGCGCTGGCCTTCGAGCACGAGCAGCGCGTCCGGCGCGTCGGGATGCGAGATGAGATCCCCGGGGCCGATACCAGAGACCGCGGCGACCGGCACACTGAGGAGTCGTGCCGGCGACTGGTCGGTGTTGAGCACCGCCTGATGTTCGGCGGTCAGCGTGTAGTGGCGCATCAGCGGTCCGGGACCAGGAGAACGAGCGACTCCAGCTCGTCGATCGGCCGCACGCGCCGCACGACGAAGTGGGGATCGGTGGGGAGCTCCGGCTCGCCGAGCGTCCCGATTTGCACCGGGACTTCGTCGTCGAGCCTGAGCCGCTGCGCGTCGGCCGTCGTGACGCGCAGCGAGTACTCCGTGCGTTCCATCGCAATGCCGGCCTGCTGGTCGATCGAAAGCCCAGGCATTTCGAGGAACCCCCGACACGACCCCGCCTCGCTGCGCACCGGATGCGTGAACGGCACCTGGCGAAACAGCGCGGCGGTAGTCGTGGCGAGGCTCACGCGGCCGCCAGCGCGGCGACGCGCGCGTCGAGGGCCTCGAGCACGGTCTTGCGCGGCTCCTTGCGGGCCTGCTCGACCGTGCGGTACTGCGCGAGGAGCGCGGCGTCGGTGGTGCCATCGATGAGCTCGACAGCCTCCTTCGCGTTGCACTCGCGGAAGAGCTGGACGTCTTCCGACTCCGCGGACCCGGCAGCAGCTGCGGCTGCAGGTGCGGTGACCGACTCGGCGAATCCGGCGGCGATGAGGCGCGCCGACTCGTCGTCGTCGATGGTGACCTCCGAGCCGGGCGGCAGGAGGGCCCGCCCGACTTGGAGGGTGACGAGGGCTCGGATCGTCGCCATCAGCTCACCGTGATGCAGGCGGAGCTGTTCGGATTGCCCGGCATCATGAGCGGCGTCGACTCCGTCATGATGTTCTTGCGGCTCGGGTTCTTCTCGTAGAACTCGGTGACCGCGTAGGGCAGCGAGGCGTAGCCCAGCTCGGCGTTCGGGATCGAGCCGTAGCCGCGCATCCCGTCGAACCCGACGCCTTCGCCGCCGGCCGCGACCGCGATCATCGCGTTGCGCGGGATGATCGGCACGCGGTTGTTCGACGCGTTGATGAAGGTCTCGTAGTACCACCAGCAGCGGTACTGGCCCGAGAGCGTCCCGAGGAACCGGCCCCCGACGCCACCCTGCGGCCCGACTTCGACGCTCGACGTGCCGGCGCGCGCGTAGTCGAACAGCGGCATCAGCTTGTTCAGGGCGACAAGCCGGGCCTTGAAGAGCATCCAGGCATCCGGGCCGAACACGAGGTCCGTCACGATGCCGCCGTCGTTCTCCGCGACGAGCGTCGCGACGTTCTCGACGTCGCCTTCGGGGTCCGACGCCGGGTCGCTGATGCTCCACCGGTCGTTGCCCGCCAGCGCGATCGTGAGCGCGGCGGCCCGCTGGAAGTTGATCACCTGCGCGGTGTCGTAGCCGTCGCCGGAGACGGTGACGGTGCCGCTGGTGAGGATCTCACCCGCCTGCTGCTGCTCGCGGAACGTCACGGCCGCGAGATGCTCCGCGATGATCTGCTCGGTGAGGGCCGCTTCGCGCTGTTCCGGATCGAGGTCCGCGCCACCGATCTGCTCGCCGAGGGCGCGCTTGAGCACCATCGACGGCTTGATCGGCGTGATCAGCTTGACGGTCGGCGGCGTGATCTCGGTGAGCTCGCGACCCGACGCCGAGAACGGCCGGGCCTGCACATCCGGGTGGACGTAGGGGGCAATGCGCGGCCGCGCGCGCACCTTCTCGAACGAGACGGTCTCGCGCCCCTGCGAGAACACTTCCGACGGGAAGAAGTTGTCGAGGAGGAAGCGCGTCGGTCGCGTCATCTGCATGACGGCGCGCGCGAGGGAGGTGGTGCTGAAGGCGTCGATGGGCATCGGAGGAGTCCTGGGTCGGGGTCAGGCCGCGATCGCGTCGCGGAGGTAGATGCTGGCCGCTTCGAGCGCGGCTTCCACCGTGCTGGCCGTGTGGCCGGCGCCGAACGTCAGCGCCGCGCGGTTGAACACGCCGGTCACATAGATCGCGGCGTCCTTGTTGGCGGCAGCGGCCTCGGCCGGCGTGGCGAGAATCGCCCGCGGCACGTGGGAGCCGTCGGTCGCGTTCGCCGCGCACAGGCGGAACGTCGTGCCGCGCGCCACGGTGATCGTGAACGCGTCACCCGACACGAAGTCGGTGGCGCCGTCCTGCAGCGTGAACGCGAGGTGGCCGCCCGTGTAGGCGACGCCCACCGCGCCCTTGCCGACGAGCTGGCCGTCGGGCGCGAAGAGTGCGAACACGCCACCATTCACCGCGGGCTCGATGATGATGAGCTTGTAGTCGCCTTCCTGGATGCCGGCGGCGGCAGTCGGCGTGGCCGCAAAGGTGCCGTTGCCGGTGTTCACGCCGAGAGCGACCGGGGCGCTGATCGCACCGGCCACGCGGCCGAGCACGGCTCCCGGCGCCAGGGTCGCGCCGGCGAGGATGGTGGCCTGTCGGGTGAGCGCCGGGTACCCCGGCATCTCGAGAATGGGGCGCGACAGCGTGGTGAGGAGAGCGCTGGGCAACGTCATACGGGGTTACCTCGTGCGGCCGCGAACGCGGCGCTGGTGGGCGGCGACGATGTGAGCGGCGCGCTCGGCATCGGGATCGGGGGAGTCCGCCCCCGTGGCGGGCGACGGAGCGGTGAAGCTCTGCTCCGTGGCAGATAGGGTGTCGAGCGCGTGCTGCCGCGCGGTGTGCTCCGCTTCGAGCAGCCGCGCGGCGGCCGCGTCGGGAGACACCGTGGCATCGGCGATGCAGGCGTCGCGCAGGGCGCCGGCGGGCAAGAGCCGCTGAATCCCCAGGATGCGCGCGCGTTCGGCAGTGGTGGCCGCTTCCACGCGCGCCGCAATCACGGCGGCGAGTCCGCGGCCCGCAGGCGCGGGATCGGTCGACGGCGCGTTGGCCGGCGCCGGATCGGCGCTTGCCTCGACGAGCTCGATCTCGTCTTCCGACACGAACGCGAACGTCGCGTCCTGGCCTTCGAAGTACACCGCGTAGTGCGCGCCCTCGCGGATCTCGCGCACGACGCCTTCGGCGCCTTCGTCGACCACGGTCTGCTTGGCGACCTTCACACGCACGCGCTGGTCGAGCTCGAACACGGCGGCGCGCGGCGCGCCGAGGCCGCTCGCAACCGACGCGTCAGGGGAGGGAGTGGGCTTCATTGCGACAGGGGCAGGGGAGGACGGCTCGGCAGCGCTCGCCACCGAGAGGGAGGGGCGAGCACTCGCGCCCGGCGCGAGCGAGGCCTGCAGCGCGGCAAAGGCTTGTTCGAACGACTCGATCGCGTCGACCAATCCGACGCTACGGGCGGCCTCGCCGACGAAGACATCGCCGCCGCCGAACTGCGTGACGACGTCGGCTGGCGTGATCCCGCGGTGCTCCGCGACGGCCGCGACGAAGACGGCCGCGAGGTCGTCCACCATCCGTTGCACGCGGGAGCGCCCTTCGGGCGTGGCGGGATCACTCACCTTGTTCGGCGACTGGCTCGAGACGATAGTGATCTCGCGGAGCCCCTCGCGCTCCATCAGTGCGGAGTCGTCGATCGCGGTCATCAGAACGCCGATCGAGCCCACGATCGCCGTCGGGCTCGCCGAGATCCGCGACGTCGCCGAGGCAAGCCAGTACGCGGCGCTCGCGCCGAGGCCCGACACGTAGGCGTGCACGGGCACCCGGGCCCCGACCTCGCGAATGACGCGTGCGAGCTCGACGCAGCCGTTGACCTCACCGCCCGGCGAGTCGAAATCGAAGAGCACCGCGCGGATGCTGCGATCCTGCTCCGCAATGCCGAGGGCGCGCGCGACACTCTCATAGGACGTCGCGCCGCTGATCGCACCGAACAGCCCGGCGTGGCGAAACATCGGCCCCTGCACGCGGATCACCGCGATGCCCTGGTGCAGCTGCAACGTGGGGGCGTCCTCGTGACGCTCCATGCGGAATCGCTCGATCGCTTCGGGCGTTACCTCGTGGGTGCGGCCGGCGATCGCGACCATGTTCTGCAGCGCTTCGGGCGTGATCGCCCAGGGCGCGGCCGCGAGCGCCTGCAGCGCGGCACCGGCCGGCGCGGCATCGCCGAGCGCGCGCCGCACCGTCGCGCCACCGTCCGCGACGAACGATTCGAACGACTGACGCACGCGATCACGCGGCATCGGAGACCTCCTCGTCACTGTCGGTCACGACGGTCGCGGCCGCGGGCCGCGTGGAGGCCACAAGCTCCAGCCCATCGGCACGGCGGCGCGTGACTTCCTTCACGCGCTGGCGGTGCTTGCGCTCCCAGCTGCCGCCGGTCATCTCGGCGGTGACTTCGGCCAGCGTCGAGACGCCCCGATCGATGCGCATTCCGGCGGCTTCGATTTCGTGCACCGGATTGAGCGAGCTGATCGGCGGCCCGAACCACTCGCAGCCGAGCCACGCGCGCCTCAGCAGCGGATTCGTGAAGAAGCCGGGCGCGCGGAGGTAGCCACGCGCGACGGCCTCGGTGATCACCCAGGCGCGCACCGGCTGGCAGAACTGGCGCACGTGCCGCACGCGGCGCGTGAGTGTCGCGCGGTACGCCTCCTGAATCGCTGCGCGGCTCGCCGAGTAGCTCGCCGTGAAGTGCTTCACCAGCAGTTCGAATGGGAGCTCCAGCGCCACACCGACTTGGCGTAACATTGCCAGGAAGAAGGGATCGAAGTTCGCGTTCGGGCGCTTGGGGTCGGCGATCTCGATCGACTCGCCCTCGTCGAGCTCCACGACTGAGCCGTGCCCCAGATCCACCTGACGGCTCGCCGGCTGGGGCACGAGCTGCGGCGCGGCGTCGAGCGGCCCGCCGGTGTTGAAGACGGGGGCGTCATCGACGACGGGCGCCGCGCGCTTGACGAACACCGTGAAGAACGACGCAACCACCGCCGCGGTCAGCTCGGCTTGGCTGTATTGCGTTAGCTGCCGCAACTGCTCGACGATCGGTGCGAGCGGCGAGATCCCCCGCCGCTGACCAGGGCGGCCCGGGCGCAGCAGGTGCAACACGAGCGGCCCCAGCGCGTCGGTGGCTGGCACTTCGGACCACTTGGTGGGCGTGAAGCTGAGACGCCGCGGATCGATCTCGTCGGCGATGTAGTACTTGAGCGGGCGCCCATCCTGGTCGATCTCAATGCCACCAACGAGCGAGGCGCCCTCCTGCTTCTCGCGCGGCGTGGAAACCCGATCGCCTTCGACGAGCTGGATCCGCGTGGCGAACAGGTCGCCGGTGCGCTGCTGCGCGCGGCGGATCGCGAACACGTCGCCACTCTGGAACTCGGCCCGGATCGCGAGCGCAGACAATTCGCTGAAATGGTGCCGACCTTCGACGTCGGCCTGCTCCTGCCACAACTCGAAGTACCGGTCCGCATCACGCTCCCACGCGTCGGCCTCGTCGTCGGATAGGCCAAGCAGCTCGGCGTCGATCGCCGAGTACGCGCTCAAGCCAGCGCCGATCGTGCTGGTCACGATCGTGTGCTCGGCGCCGGCGACGAGACCGGTGTTCCGCACAAGGTCGCGGGTGCGCGCCGTCGTGAACTCCCGGCTCGACTCGACGTCGGCGTTCGCGCTCTGTCGCCGCGGGCGCCAGTTCTTGGTGGCGACGCGTTCAATGGATGCGCTGTCGTAGGTCGGCGGCCCCCAGAGCGCCTGGCTGCTAGCGAGTCGCACGCGCGCCGCGTAGCGGTCGAGCGCCACCTGCGGCGCGACGTAGCCGATGACCCGATCAAGAAGCGTTGGCCGCACCGTGCCGACGGCATTGAGTGCGGCCAGCGGGGAGCGCGGCGTGTCGCTCACCGCGGCACGATCTGGGTGACACGGAGCCCGCCGCCGCGATTCGCGCGGGCGAGCTGCGCGTTGAGCTCGCGCTGCCGCGCGTAGAGCGTTGGCAGATCCGCCTTGCTCCAGCTCTTGTTACCCGTCGACGCGGACTGCCCGACCGTGAGGATGTCACGGATCGCGTCGCTGATCAGCTCCAGCTCTTCGGTGGCAGTCACGGGGCCTCGGCGCGCAGGTGGGGCAGACGCGCCAAGCATAGGAGGGCCCAAGAGTTAGACCAGCGGTCTGCCGTTCCACGGCGGGCAGTGCGCGAATCCTCCCTATGAAACGCGCGCGCGAGCGATCAAATAGGCATTGCAACAACGCGGCGTCGGCGCGCTCGGATGCCGCGAACTTGCCGACTGCTATCTACGTTTCGATGCCGCGCGACAGCACACGGCGACCCGCTGGTCGCGCGGTCGCGGTAGGCGCCGAGGCGACCACCGCGCGCCGCTCGCGCCCTTCCGCGCGCACGCGCTCGACGATCGACGCGAGGTTCCGCCACACAGGTTCACCGAGGAAGTGCAGCGCGGCGTCGGCGCCGGCGCACAGGTCGATCGCTTCGTTGCGGCCGGTCTTCTTGAAATAGTACCGCATCACGCCATCGTCGCCGCGCCGAGGCACCGCGTGCTCGCGGCTGAACTGGTCGAAGAACTCTCGATCGAAGCCGCCGCCGTCCGCCGGCAGCGGCAAATGGATGTAGCCCGGCTTCGCCGCTTCCCCTGGACCGGGCGGCGCAATGCGCAGCTCGCCGAAGAGCGTCCGCTTCGTGAGGTAGGTGTTGACGAACACCAGCTTGACGCCGCCCTTCGTCGCTTTGGTCTGCCGCCACGTCTTCCCGCGATCGCCGCCCTTGCGCCCCTTCTTCGGCATTTCGAGCACGCCGCGCGCCGCGAACACGTTGCGCCGCTGCCGCGGCCGCACGAACGCGAGCACGTAGTCGAGGGTGTTGCCGTCGCCGGCGTCGATGAGCGTACAGGCGATCGTGAGGGTGGCCCCGTCCTCGTGCTGATACGGCCGCAGGAGCTCGGCATCGAGTAGCGCCCAGACCTGCGGGTCCGCCGGGTCCCCCCAGATCCGATGGTGCGCGATGAGCCACGATTCCCGTTGTGCGCCCCAGCCGCGCACGAGTAGCTCGACGCGGTCGCCTTGCACGTCGACGTAAGCCGTGAGGAGGCCGACCCCTGAGGGTACCTCGGCGACGTACCGCTCGCGGCGGGCATCGAGCGTGTCGGCATCTGGGCGCTCGCCGCCGACTTCATACGAGCGCGCGAGCACCGTGTTGACGAACACCTTCGTGGACTCGCCCGACTCGTCCTGCAGACACTCGTACCACTTCGCCACGATCTTGGGCCACGCGGCGCCCGGGAACGTCGAGGTCAGCGCGTTGACGTCGAATCCGCGGATCGGACGATCCGGGTACCGGCGGACGTAGGTCCCCGCCGCGGACATCTTCGGCTTGTACGCCTCCTCGATCTCGGCCGCGCAGTGCAGGCAGACGTAGCGCACGCTCGTGAGGTCGGGCTCTTCGCGGCCGTCGGGCAGCCCGCGCTTGTCCCACCGCAGCTGATCGAACTGCAGCGGCTGCAGCTCCCCGCAGTGCGGGCACGGCACTGACCACACGCCCTGGTCGCTGAGCTCGTAGTGCTGATCGATGAGTGAGGCTTTCGCAATCGACGGGGAACTGATCTCGATCAGCAGCGAGTCGGCGAACGTCTCGCCCCGCTTCTCGAGCAGGTCGATGACCGAGCCCTCGCGGCCGGCCGACATGGGCATCGCGTCGACCTCGTCGGCCGTGAGCAGCCGCCCTTCGCGCATGCGGAGCATCCGAGCGCTGTTGGTCCCGATGCCCGACCAGCTCCCGCCGTCGAAGCGCTTGAAGAGGATCCGGCTCGCGGCCGATTTGCTGCGGCTCGAGGCCACGCGCCGCCGGAGCTGCGGCGAGGCCTCGATCATCGGGTCGAGCTTGGTCTTGCTGAACGTCTCCGCGTCTTCACGCGTGGGCAGTGCCGAGATGATGGCGCACGGTTTGAGATGAATACGGTGCCCGACGGTATTCATGATCACGCCCTCGGTGATCCCCATTCGTGCCGCCTTCCGCACGACAATCCGGCGGGTCCGGGGATCATCGGCGGCCGCGAGGATCTCGCGCACGTAGGGCACACGATCGGTGCGCCAGGGCGTGCCGTCGCCGAGGTAGCGGAACTCATCGGCCCAGTCGGCGACCGCCATCCGCGGCGGTGGCGTGCAGATGCGCCGCACGTGCGCGGCGGCCTCGCGACGCCACGCTCGCTTTGCGCTCGCGTGCATCACGAACGGCTCAGTCATCCGCGTCATCCTCAGCGTCGCCGGCGTCGGGCTCGTCGGGCTCGAGGTCCTCCTCGTCGTCCTCGCGATCGAGATCCGCGATCAGCGCGTGGCCGGCGTCGCGGACGATCCGATCAAGGTGCGGCTGCAGCGCTTGCTCGACGGCCAGCGTGTCGGGGAGGTTGAGCAGGTCCACCCCCGCCTGGCCGGCGAGCTGCAGCACCTGCGCGCTGAACACGCTGAGCGCTGACTGCAGGCGCCGCAGCGACCACTCGGGGGAGACGGCGGCCTCCTGCTCGCGCGCGAGGCGAAGGCGCGCGAGCGCCGCGCGGGCCTCGGCCTCGTCGGCCATCGCGCGCTCGATCCGCGCCTTTGGCGACGTCTCGGCGGCGGCTGACGACCGAAAACTGATGTAGCGCTGTACACTCACGCCGAGCGAGTAGAGCTTGACGTTCCCGCGGCGGCGCAGATGTTGGACGACGCCTTGCTTCTCGAGGTTGCGGATCTGACGCACTTCCAGACCGAGGCACTCCGCGAGCTGCATCTGCGTGACCTCGTCAGGGACGGTCGGCACCGGCCAGCGTCAGGCGCCCAGGCCCGCGGTCGCGCGGCAACCGGAAGCGGCAGTGACCCCCGGCGCGCTGGCGTCTACGCGTGGACGGTGGTCCTCGACTCCCACTCCCCCCCATTTTCTTGGGAGGACCCGCCCGCCGTGTGATAGGCAGAAGGTGCCTGTCGTCATCGCGTCGCCGTCCCCAACGCGCGCGCGATCGCCGCGTTGCCGATCTCGACGCCGCGCTGCTGCACCGTTCGACGCACGGTGTCGAAGAAGAACGGCTTCTTCGGCACGGGCACCGTCGACTTGAGCGCGAACAGCGGGCGACGGGCGCTGATCGTGTTGCCACTGCCGACGCGCTGCATCACGATGGGGCCCTTCGCCGTCTTCATCACCCACGTGCGCTGCTTGCCGCGCAGGCTACGCTGCCGCTCGAAGGCGTCGCCCGGCTTGAGCTGCCGCTTGCCCACGCGATACCCGCCCTCGATCGCTCGACGCGCCGACAGGCCGAGGTTCACCGGGTAGAGCTTGCGGTCCATCGGCCGCAGCAACGGCACGGCGACACGTGGACCGTAGATGCCGACGCCAGGACTCCTCCAGTCCGGCGTGCGCGTGCCACCCCGCTCACGCAGTGGGAGCAGCAGCGTGCGGTGGCGCAGGCCCGGATAGAGGCCGATCTGCGCCTCGAGCTTGTCTTTGGTGGCGCGGTGCACGGGCAAGAACTGCAGCGCACCGAGGGCCCATCGGAGGGAGCGCTCGGAGCGGTAGCCACCACGCTGCGTGACCACCTGCTTCACGCCGCGCAGGGATTCCGCAGCGATGCCGTTGAGCGTGAGCGCGATCGCGAACGGGATCTGGTTGCGCCGTAGGTCGCGCAGGTGCGGCAGGACTTTCGAGGTGTCGAACTCGATTCTGATCACGGGGCCTCGCGGACGGAGACAGCTACAACGGTGACGCGTCGGTAGAGTTGCACAAGGTCGTCGAGCTCCTTCACGCGCGCGTTGGTCGCGCTCACGAGCACGTGATCGTCGGGTCGCGCCGCTTGCCGGCGTGCGGCCTCGAGCACCGCGACGATCGCCCACTCGACGCGCTCCGCTTGGGTGATCGCGTCACCTTGGCGATCCTTGATGCGTGGGCCACTACTCCGCACGAGCGTCCTCCTCCTCGGGTAGCGCGAGCAGCGAGGCCTCGGCCATCACCGATGTCAGCCGGCGCAGTGCAGACACCACGCGCAGCGTTTGCAGATCGCCACGCTCGCGGGCCTGCACAATCGCCCGGTCCATCTCGAGGGCAGTCGGCCACTCGTCCGTGTTGGTGGTGCGCGCGAGAGCCTTGAGCGCCGCGCCAGTCCGCACCATTGCCTCGACAGCGGTTGGCTCGTCGAATGGCTCGAGCGGGTAGGGCAGCACCACGCCAGGCGCGACCCGCAGACTCACGTCGACCTTGCCGTCGACAATCACGTCCGCGAGCACGCCGGCGACGACTGCGTGCTGGCGGAGCGTTGGCCACGCACGGCCGCGGCTCACGGTCGCACCATCCCGTGCAGCGTCACGCCTGGGAGCTGGGCGAGCGTCGCCGCGCAGTCTTCGCAGGGGCCGACCGCGCTGCAACTGAGCTGCACGTAGCGCAGTAGCAACGCGAACGCGGCGTCGACCCCTCGCGCACTGGCGGCGCAATAGCCCTGCGCCCCCAGCTCCTCGAGCCAGCCGGTCTGCTCAGGCCTCGGCTTCGGGCCATCTGTCGGCTTGAACTCGAGGCGCAAGCCGTGCCAGCCGCCGCGCGCGACATCGAGGATGAGATCCGGATAGCCACGGCGCACGCCTTGGGCTTTGAATCGTCCCGCCTGCGCGGCGGATCGCCCGCCGCCGTTCGGCACGGCGGCGAGGAATCGGAGATCACGCGGCAGGCCCGGCAGCGGCTCCGTGTACGGTTCACCCTTTCGCGCGGGTCCGAAGATCATCCGCACGAGGGCGATCTGTTCGTCCTCTTCGCGGGTCTGGGGCCGACGCGTGGGGTGCTGCAGCAGTGGCGAGTTAGGGCCGAGCTGCAGGCCTTCGACCACGGGGGCTGGGATCAGTCGACGGACGCCCCTCATACCGGAGACTCCTCGGGCTGTGCCGGCGAGAGCTCAGCGCGCAGCGCTTCGGCGCGCAGCCGCAGCTGCACCATGTTCGCAGCCGTCTGCCCGTAGCCGTGGCGCTTGCCGTGAATCTCGAGCTGCGTGAGCAGGACGACGAGGAGGTCCGCGAGCTGATGCGACGCCTGACGCGTCGGCTCGGTGTTCAGCGGGAACACGTAGCGGAGCCGATCGCCGACGATCGGCACTTCGCCAGGCGCGATCTCCACTGCGACTCCGTCGAGCATGCGCGCGGCGACGTCGTCATCCGCCTCCGTGGGCTCAGGCGCGTCCGGGCGATCGACCGTGGCTGTTGCTCGAATCGCCGGCTCCTCCGGGATCTCGCCGCTCGGTTCGTGCAGGAGGCCGCGCGCCTCTGCGGCGAACAGCAGCACCAGCCCGCCCATCCCGACGACAGCGCCGACCGCGAACATCATCGCGTGACTAATCACGCTCGACGTGGCGCTCATCGGGCACCGCCGGCGACCGCGAGTCGCCCGACCGGCGTTGGCTCCGGTCCGCTGGCGTGACGTGGCCCCGCGTGAGATCGCTCGGCGCGATACTCGGCGTGTCGCTCGAGCAGCAGCTCCTGGCGAATCTCCCGTCGTCGGCGATCGCGAAACGCGAGCGCACTGCGATGGGCGTGCCGCGCACTGGCCGAGCTGCCGTGCGCGGCGGGTGGTGGACCGAGCAACGCCGTGAGCGCCTGCTCGACCGCCTGCGCGAGATCCGCGCGGTCGGCCGCACGATCCGCGATCCAGCGCTCGGCCGCGGCCACGTCTGGGTCGTCGGGGCCCCGCGCCGCGAGGGCCGCGAGGGGCGCCTCAAGCGCCCCCTCGCGCGCCTTCGCGTGCGTGGGGGTGGTGCTCTCCTCCGAAGGAGGAGCACCACCTCTTAAACCTCTGCATGCCAAATCGATGGCAATGCCATCGTTTTGCATGGCATTGCCATCATTTGGGATGGCAATGCTATCCCGCGCGAGCTCCGCGTTCGTCGGCGCCGAGGCCTGCGCCGCGGCAGGCTCGGGGCTCAGCTCGAGCTCGGTCTGGGCCCGCTTGCCGCGCCACTTCCGGTCCGCGCCAGCCTTCCCGGCGGTGCGCCGCGCGCTCGCCTTCTCCATCTGCTCCTGCCAGCGCTGATACAGCCAGGTGTGCCGCAGCCGACCCGACTCGGTGCGCTCCCAGCCGTGCAGCACGCGATCGGCGTGCATCGCCCAGGACGCACCCAGCCCACTCATCAGATGGAGGCGCGCGGGCTCTGCCGGGATCGTGCAGGGCTCGTCGATCTCACCGAATGCGGCCATCATCAGGTTCATCAGCGCGCCAGCCTCCTGCGGCAGCAGGCCGGCCGACAGCTTCAACCAGTCGAGCGGGCCCAGCGGGAACCAGCTCAGCGGGGGCTTCTTAGCGGTCTTGCGTGGTGGCATCAGCGGCGCGCCTGTGCGAACTCGTGAAACGGCGGATCGTTCGGATCAGCGAACCGATCGATACGCTGCGCGCGCTGTGCCTTCGCCCATTCCTCTAGCGACTGACGCACAACAGGATCCGGCTGACACGTCGCGCCCTCACAGACTTTCGCGAACTGCGCGAGCGCTGCCGACGTGAAGCGCAGCCCACCGTGCAGGACGCACGTCGCGACGATCCGACCGGTGTCGTCCTTCACGACGGCTAGATCCTTCTGAATCACTTGGGGGACGAAGCTCATTGCGCAGGGCCCTCCAGCTGACGGCGACGCTCGGCCTCAGCGCGAAGCCGGGCCACGCGCTCTTCCTCGCGGGCTCGGGCACGATCCAGCGTGAGGCCGCGGTACGCTTGCAGCTTCTCCTGGCGCCGCTGCCAGACCGTGTAGGCCAAGTGCACGAGGGAACCGACAAACACGGCCACGAGGATCCACAGGAGCGTGTAGATCTGAGGCGGGATCTCGATCAGGGGGCGAACGAATGGACGCGGATCCATGGTCAGCCCTCCGTGCGGCCGTAGAAGCCGTGGCGCTCGTAGCACGCCCGGCGCGCCTTCTTCGGCGTGAGCAGCTGCTCGCGCTTGCGCATCTTCCGCCACTGACGGCCGCTCATGCCCTTGGGTCGCAGGCTGCGCCACGACGCCGCTTCGCGCGCAGCGGCTGCGCTCAGCTTCACTCCGGGGACCTTCACACGCATGTCAGACTCCTGCCGGCGCGTCACCGGCATCGAGGGGGGTCGCGCCCAACGGGCGCAGGAAGGGGCGGGGCGCTGGCACCGCGGCAGGGGCGGTCACATCGCCGAACACGGCGGCGCGCAGCGCGAGGTACTCCGGCCAGAGCCGCACGAGCGCATCGGCTGCGCGCAGCGTCTCGGCGTAGCCGACGTCGTGCATCGGGATCAGCCGCTCATCGACCAGGGCGCCGATCTCCTCGAGCTCGGTCGAGGTGGTGTGCACGACGGACGACAGGTCGGCGCGCAGCAGGGTCGCGACCGCGCCGCTCACGAGGGCGGTCGCCTCATCGGACTCCTGCAAGCCCTTCAGCATCTCGATGGCGCGCGCGTTCGACTTCGGGACCGCGAAGAGGTGCGGGCGCTCAGCCACGGACCACCTCCGAGACGCTGGCGAACTCGATCACCCACACCCACGGGTGCGCGTCCCAGCCGGCGCCGCGATCGGCGTTGATGGAGTCCCATAGTTGGCGGAACGCGACCCTCGGGTCCTTCTGCCAGTCGATCCACGGCCACCCGTCGTCGTCGTTGCCGGGCAACCCGTCGGAGTCCGGAATGCCGTACTTCCAGACACGGCCGCCGTCCTTGGTCAGCTTCGACAACCCCTCTGCCTCGGCATCAGCTTCGGTGATGTCCTGCAACCGCTCGACGCGGACGCCAGTCACTTCGAGTGTGAGCCGCGACGCCCAGCGCGGCATATGGATCGAGGACATCCAGCGTGGATGCCCGAACGTGTCCTGCGGGATATCCTCGCCGTCTGCGCGATAGAAGACGCTCGACGTGCGCGAGGGCGTTGCGGGGGATCCCAACGTGCCCCGTGGTCCGCGTGGCCGACCGGTCGGCATCTCGTCGTCGAAGAACTGCTGCCACGTCTCGCGCACCCACAGCAGATCGCCGACAGAGCCGTAGGGGCACCGGGCCGGTGCGGGGCGATCATCGGCGCCTACCAGCGCCGGCAGGCGAACACCGCAGCTTGTCACCACGGGCACGCGCCGCGTCTGCGTCTTGCGGCCAGCGAGGATCGCGCGGACCATCGGCCCGCTGAACAGGATCGGGCGCTCAGCCACGGGCCACCTCGCCTCGGGAGGCGGCCAGCATTCCCTCGCGAAGCTGTCGCACGTCCGGGCTGGACAGATTCAGCGAAGTGGAGCCCAAGTTGGGATCCAAGACGTTGGCCGCGTCAGCCAGGAGCTTCTGCAGTCGCTGCAGCTCAGCCTCGGCAGCCTTTGCCCGTGTGGACTCGCGTTCGAAGAGATCGCTCACCTCTGTCCACAGCTCATTCAGGCGCCGCACAACCTCTGCCGGCTCATCCGCCTCAAGAATCGGGACGCCGCTCTCCCCGATGATGAGGTATCGATCGAGGTCTTCATCGACTGTTGCTCCGGCGATGCGTGCCACGTTGTCGGGTGCCACGTCCTCGCACGCCGTTACCACGTTGCGCAGCTCGCACAGGGCGGCGACCAGGGCGGCGCTTTTGGCAACGGTGTGCTGCAGGGAGAGTCGCCCTCGAACTAACTCGGGATGCCCGGGCTGCAGAACAGCTTCGTACTGCGCGAGCGTCTTGCGCTCGAGAGACTCTTGGCGCTCGGCTTCCGCGATCAACTCGTCCAGCGTCGGGGCGCTCATGCGAACTTCCTCCACACCCAGACCGTGTGCCGATTCCCGTGACTGACCTCGAGGCCTGCGGGCGCGCGGCGCGTGCGGCCGCTGGCGACCGCGCCGGGGATGCGACGGAACAGCGCGCCCAACGCGTCGAGCGATTCCTTACCGTCGTTTGCGAGCAGACCGCGGCGATCGGCCTCGAGGCGGACCTCGGCGACGGTGACGCCCGCGGCTTGCTCTCGATCGAGCAGCTCGACCGCGATCGGCGTGAGGAGGGAGAGCAGCTTGTTTCCGAGGACGGAGTCCGCCGCGCGCGTGGCGTGGTGCTCCGGCTTCGGCGGGGTCGCAACCGCCGCAGCGGCGAACAGATCGCCGGTGCTGTGGTCGGTCTCGCGCGCCCGCTTCGGGGCGCGGCCGCGATCGAGCTCGTGCAGGTAGGCGTCCATTACTCGTCCTCCCGGCCAGCCGCGGCGTCGCGACCAGTGCGTTGGGCCCGGTACTCGTCGAGGCTTCGATGGCGCGCCAGTTCGCGCTCGATATCGCGCCGATTCTCGCCCGTGAGCGTCACGATCGTGGCGGGATCAGTGCCAGCGCCCGACGTCGACTCGCCGAAGAGATCGGCCTGCGCGCGAGCGCGCCCTTCGCGGAACTCGCGCGCCTGGTGCTCGAGCTCCTTGACTGCCTTGTAGAGCCACGAGGGCCAGATCGTCTCCTCGTTGCGCTCTTCGGGGCAGTACGGGGTGTTGAGGATCGCGGTCGCGACGACGCTTGACCCCAGGCTGATCTGCTTGGCGGACGTAACCACCAGTCCGATCGTGCCCGACTCCTCTTCGGTGAAGGAGACGGACAGCACGACGAGTCCGTCGAGCCACGTGTTGCCCAGCCCAAGGAGGTCGGTCACCCACGGCGCCAGCGCCTGCAGCGCGGTCACGAACTCCGGGCTCGGATCATCGGCGGAGCGGAGCTTCGCCTCCAGCTCGTGGCCGTTGTCGCGCTTCTCCGTCCAATGGAGATGCACGCCGTCGTTCTTGCTGATCTTGATCTTCGTGAAGGCCAGCGCCAT